CTCAAACAAGAGTGTCGTTTTTGATACCGATGTTCGTACTCAAAGCATAAATGTATTCCGTGCGTAATCAACCAGGCAAGATTGTAGTGATTATCTGCTGCCCATTTGGTACAGGGATGATTGCGAAATGCACCCTTCTCTGTACTGTAAGGAGTGCCATCTGCCTTATTGATTGTGCCCCAATCATAGTACCACTTGGAGAAGATGATAGAAACCATCTGACAGGTCTCCAGGGGCATTTTCACAACATGTTTATCAGGAAGTACTTGAGCAGACTTACTGGGAGACACGTCAGTTACAAAAATGTTCATTAACCAAAAGTAGAATCGGGTTCCAGAGCAATATAATACTGCACATCAAAGGCAGTATTCTTGAATCGTGACAAAAGTTTAGAGGAAATCACAACCTCATAAGAGCCAGGAAGAATCTTGATATTCTCCACTTTAAAGTTAAACGTAAAAGTACTATCCGTTTCACCAACCACGATAGAAAAATCATTTGACGTATCATTCTTCTTATCACGAACCAACAGTTTTATTACACCTGCTTCACCAACAGCAGAGAGATCTGGAAGTTGATAGATTGCTGCTGCCTTAAGCAACTTATCCATTTGCTGAGTACTCAACTCAAAACAAACATCTTCACTAGGAAGAGAGATTTCCTTATCAGGAGGAGTTACAATTACACTGGGATCCGCAAAGAAATACTTGGAACGCATTTTGCCTTCACGAATCATTACATAACCATTATTCTCAAAATCTAAATCAGCTTGCTGATGTAGATTAAGCCCATTAAGAAATTGATTCAGATCATAGATACCAAAATCTTTAGGAAACTCTTCGGTAATGGTTGCCTCGGCAAGAATATTCTTCATCACCGAAATGGTGCGAAGTTTATTACCTTCTTTGAATAGAATAGATTGATTGATACCAGAGAAGTTCTTTAGCAGTGTGAGAGTCTTATCAGAAAGTTTCATAGTTTGATTTCGCAGTTTCATTATTAAATCCGGCAAAGTGATACAGAAGAACACCATAGTGAATAATCTTCAGTGCGTCAAGACGGGACATTCCATCCTTCTTACCAAAACGGGAAGAATACTTGATGAGATTATCACGACAGAAAGGAACACCATCACCAATTGCATCAATCATATCCAGCACCTGAACCTTAGACTTTTCAGATGCATAGTGTGCATTATACGTACTTACAATATAATCATTCACTGCCTTCAGAGTTTCACCTTCACCAAACTTCCAAAATTGCTCTTGACTTGATTTTTTTGAAGTAGTTGGATTGGCATTCTGTGGCGTTTTATTCAAATTAAATGACTGAGAACTAAAAGTTTTACTATGATTATTTCCAAATGTTACTGCAGCAGCAGGTCCTCCCAGATTGAAAACATCTGGAGAAGCATATGGATTTCCAGTTAGACTAAAACCATCATCTTCCCAATAGTTATTCGTATTAAACGAAATATGATCTTCTCCCATTCCACCAGGAAGATTAGATCCAATATAAGTTACACTATCTTTTTTTTCAGGAATTTCAGACATAAAATTTCACAATAAAGAACAAAAGGGGAGGCACATTTACCTCCCCATATTATATCAGTTGGCAGTGTTGGTGTCAACAGGAAGTTGAAAATCAACATCAACCTTATCATACAGTTCCAAGAAGGCTTGCTTGGTTTCATCGTCAAAACGATTCACACAAACTTGAATTGCCTTTGCCTTATCACCAAAGATGCTGTAAGCACGAACGATGTGAACGAGACGGCGGGTGGAAATGATTTCCTCAATACCACCATCATAAAAAGTCTTGCGAATGATATCACCCCAATCAACAAGACGCTTGCAGAACTCACGATCTTCTACACCAAGATCCAGAGCAATACCCTCAAGAATCTTTTGCTCCACTGTAGGAGAAGGATAGGACTGCTCAAAGGTTACAGGAAAACGCTCCAAGAATGCTTCGTTCAGAACATTAGTACCAATGAACCTACCATCATCAGAACCTTTACCCTTGGTGTTAGCAGTGGCAAATACGTTGAATCCTGCGGTAGGTTTCACAAACTTACCAATCTTCTTCAGAAACACACCCTTACCTTCCAGAACAGATTGAAGACACAGAATCTTATTAGATGCCAAATCAATCTCATCCAGAAGCAGAATGGCACCACGCTCAAGTGCCTCAATCACAGGGCCATTGTGCCAAGCAGTCTCACCATTCACCAGACGAAAACCACCAATCAAATCATCTTCATCAGTCTCAATGGTGATGTTGACACGAATCAACTCCCTGCCAAGTTGAGCACACGCTTGCTCAATACTAAACGTCTTACCATTACCCGAAAGACCCGTAATGAACGTAGGATAAAAAATACGGGACTGAATAATTTTCTTAATATCGTTAAAATTGCCAAACTTGACGAAGGTATCATCTTTATCAGGAATAAGATTTTGTTCCACGGCGGGAAGAGCGGCGGGGGCGGTATAACTGCGTTCAATCTCTTGCACTTTTTCTTGCGTCACTTCAAGATTCCAACGTCCACGAGAAGTCTTATATTTATCAAGATTTTTAGTAACCGTTTGATAAGAACTACCATTACTGGCACACCACCCACGCACATCAGCAGCAGTAATTTCTGTGCCGTAAAGTGCTTTGAGAGAAGAAGCAATGTAATCGGGAGTCATTTTGGTGCGAGGCATAACGAGTGGTTTGTTTCAACATAGTCATTATAGACGAAAAAAGGGGGCAAAAAACGCCCCCTGTGCCAGTTAATCAAGTGTCACTATTTCAATTCATAGTCAGGATACTTTTCTCTAACCTCATTTCTAAAACGAGCATTAAATGATGGTGGATTTAATTCTCTTTTTTGAGTGATAATTTTATTGTTGTGATCAATGTTCAAAAGTTTATCAACATTATCAGTTTTTTTCATTTTTAGATATTTATCAGACAACAAGTTCCATAAACTCTCCCAAAACTTTCTTATTCAGTTTCTTAGTCTTCAAAGATTTTGCAAAGGCATTCTTAATTTGCGATTTGGTGGCATCTTCGGCAACCTCAAATTCTGCCTCTTGAGAAAGAGCAGAAGCAGAAAGTCCAAAGTATGCATCATAAGCAGAGGTTGAGATATTGAAACTCCTTTGCTTTCTCCAATCTGTCATAATCTTATCATATTCTTTGGTTGTTTGTTTGTAATAAATTCCAATAAAACGAGATGCATCCCGATTTGCAAGCACACGAATACCAATAAAATTCACTGTTGGAAAATTATCTTTCAAATTCTTCAAAAGAGTATTTGAAAATTCATAATACTCATATCCAAATTTATAAGTGTTTCCGGTTTTACGATCCCGAAGAAAAGTACAAGACGGATAAATTCCACGCAATCCCATATAAGGTTCAGTACCACGCTTTACTTCATAATGATAAGGAATGTGATTTGCTTCTCCATCAGTCAAAATTACACACTGAACTTTTTGAAGTTTATTGTCTCTCTGAAACTTTGGAAGAATTTGATGCAGAGCAACCAAGCTTTCATTCAAAGGAGTGCCAGACAGACACAAACGATGAGGATAAGAAAATTTGCAAGAATATGTGTTACTGAAGCAAGTAGCAAGTCTCCAAATATTCAACATCTGATGTTCCAGAGTTTTAGTATTTGTCTTACTTGTAAAAAGATTCATCAAAGAAAAATCTTCAGAAACACAAAAAAATCCCTCCTTTATTTCATAATGTTTAGAATAATCGTGGGAAATTCTTCCAGTTTTTGCATCATATTGGGGGCGGCGCCATTCATTTGAAAAGGCATAAACCTCAAATGGAATATTGACTTTCTTGCAGAACCAAATCAGATTAAACAGTTGCTTGCAAGTATCCTGAAGAACTGTTTGCATAGATCCACTCCAATCCAGAATAAAAATCAAACCGTGATTCTTACCATCAGGAATTACACTGACTTTCTTAAACAAGTCTTCATTATACTTATAGGTATGAAGACGAGTAGTATCTAAAACACCGGTGCGAGCAGTAGAGGCACGAGCATAACTATCTGCTGCCTTACGACATTCAAATTCCTTTACCAGATAGTTGACTTCTTTCTGTGCAGAATTCTTAAATTCTTTGAATGATTTATCTACTTCTTCAAATATATCATAAGATTCAAGATTATGTTCTTTTGAAATTTCATCAAATCCTTCTTGTTGAGAAGTAAAACTTTCATCAATGTATTGGTGAACCTCAGAATTCTTTCCGATTATAGTTTCCAAATTGACTTTAGGAATTTCTACATAAGTATTTTCACTTGCATCATAATTCACAAGATTTTCAATCTTTTCACGAAGAGAATCTGCAGTGCGAACTTTAGGTTCTTCTGATTTATCTGCACTTACTTCATTACCTTTGGCCGTTCCACCATAACTACCAGATTCTTCTGGCTGAACTTGATCTGATTTACCTTCTTCAGATTCTTCCGACTCTTCTTGGGATTCTTGTACTTGATTGCCAGAAGATTTATTACCTTCTTCTTGCCCGTGAGAATCAAAATCGGCAACTTTCTGCTCTTGCTGCTGCTCTTTCTTGCAATACTCATAAAGTTTTTCGGCAGCATTAAGAGCATCATCAAATGATTCACACTCACCAATCAGACTAACAATTTTACTTTCCTCCGGAGAAAAATCCAAAGGAAGAAAGTTACCAATCTTAAAGAATAGATTTGCCTTATCGGCAAGATTGAAAGAAGAAATATCCTCATCCTCTAACTGAAAGAAATCCTCCTCATTCAGTTCCTTATAACCATTATAGAAAGTCTTTGCAAGTCCGCCATATTTACGCTTCATCAATTTTTCAATACGGGCATCTTCAACCACATTGATAAACTGTTGAGGAACTTTAGTATTCTCAGTCCAATCTTCATCAGGAGTGAAGAGAGCATGACCCACCTCGTGCCCCACCAGCAAGTCATATACAGTATTGCTTGCTTTCTCCCACAAAGGTAGCGTCAGCACCCGAGTATGAACGTTGAAGCAGGCAGTCTCAACCTTTTTATGCTCTACTACCAAGTCTTCCGTAGCAAGCAGACGAGCAAGTTGAGATTTGATTTCGTGATTGACTGCCATCGGTTTTGTTTCGTATGTATCCATAATACGACGAAACCTCCTGGTTAGGGAGGTTCATGTGCCGCTTTTTGAACTGGGCCAACCGTTTCTTTGCTTGCCTCAGTGCTTGTGGTTTGAGATGGCGTTTCTGCTCCTTACGGGAGTGATGCTGCCAATTTGGAACTTTCATGGTTCTTGTGTTTGTGGGGACATCATACGACTAAAACCCTTGACTTTTTCAAACCTTATGACACTTTCAAATTTGTCCTCAAGTCCAGTCTTATGAGAGATAACAAAGATGTTTGCATCCTTTATAACATATTTGATAATTTTGAGAAACTCTTCTGTTCCAAATCCATCAAGAGATGAGTCAAATACCTCATCCATAATTAGAAGATTTGTATTCACAGAGTTCTTCATTCTTGCAACTTCTCTCCAAGTAAAGAGAAGAGCCAAATCAATTCTCATTTTTTCTCCTTCACTAAAAGAAGCATAGGAGAAGTCTTCGTGAATTGGTGACTGAACGGTTTCGTTAAATTCCTCATCAAGAGTGAAGTTAATATAGAAATCCATCATC